TATGTGGTCTATAGGATTGTAATCGACCCAAATGTAAGAATCAAGTTAGTTTCCAAAACTCAGGCAATGGCAAAAGAATTCCTCTACGCCATCAAACAAAGACTTACCTCACCCCAATGGGCAGAACTCCAAAGACGCTACGCTCCTGTAGAAGGATTCAAAGCTACCTCAGATAAGTGGTCAGCGGACACCATCTACCTTGAGCGCGAATCGGGTGAAAAAGATCCTACCGTTCAAGCACTCGGTATCGGTGGTCAGATCTATGGAGCACGTGCGGATCTAATCATCCTTGACGACTGCGTGACACTAGCCAACGCTGGTGAGTACGAAAAGCAGATCCGATGGATTCAGCAAGAAGTACTTACCCGTGTTGGTCCCACAGGAAAGATCCTAGTTGTAGGTACCCGCGTAGATCCTATGGATCTCTATCGCGAGATGCGTAACCCAGAGCGTTACCCTGACAACAGATCTCCTTGGACTTACTTGGCTATGCCAGCGGTGCTTGAGTTTAAAGATAATCCAAAGGATTGGGTTACCTTGTGGCCTCAGTCAGATCGCCCATGGGATGCTGACGATACACCACCAGATGAGAATGGCTTATACCCACGCTGGTCAGGTGAGCACTTACGCCGCCGTCGTGGTCTGATTGACCCAAAGACTTGGGCAATGGTTTACCAGCAACAAGATGTTGAGTCCTCAGCGATCTTTAGTCCTGAGTGTGTACGCGGTGCTGTCAGTGGCATGAGATCTATTGGTCCTATTATCCCAGGTGCACCAGGTCACCCTGAAAGTCTTGCTAGTCAGTACATTGTAGCTTCAATGGACCCAGCCATGTCTGGTGACACATTCTCTGTGATTATGTCCGGAGATAGAATTACAGGCAAGCGCTATTTGCTAGAGGCATCTAGGATGCCCGCGCCTACACCACAGATGATTCGCGACTTAATCTTTAGTTGGACTGAGAAGTACAACCCAAAGGTATGGGTCATTGAGAAGAACGCCTTTCAGCTCTTCTTGACTCAAGATGAAAAGATTAACTCATTCCTTGCTTCACGGGGTATCCGCCTTGTGCAGCACTATACCGGTGGCAACAAGATGGATCTTGAATTCGGTGTTGCCTCTATGGCCCCACTATTCGGCACGATGGACAACCAAGGCAAATACATTAAAGGTTCAAACCTCTTGGAGTTGCCTCGTGCCGACAATGAACATATCAAGTCATTGATTGAGCAATTGATTACTTGGTCAGCAGGAACGAAGAATAAGCAAGATGGTCCAATGGCTCTCTGGTTTGCAGAGACGCAAATGCGGGATTACATCAATCAAGCAGGAGCCTATGGCGGCTCCTTTGTTAAAAACCCGTTTGCAACAAGACATCAAGTTGCTTCACGCAAGGTAGTCAATTTGGAAGAATACGCAAGACTTCAAGAAAAATTAGCATCTAATGGGGGAACCTTCTATGGCAATAGATATTGACGAACTTGGTACCAAGGTACGCAAGTTACGCGATGCCCATAGTCAACGTGATGCCCGCTGGGCTGATCTTATGTCTATCCGTCAAGGCAATATCCAACAGGTATTCCCTGGCGCATTTACAGATGAATTTCCAAAGCCAATGGTTTCCAACTTCATTGACATTGCTGCCCGTGACGTAGCAGAAGTTATTGCTCCACTACCTGCCTTTAACTGCGATACCACAGATGCTGTCTCAGATCGTGCTCGTAAGCGTGCTGATAAGCGCACCATGATTGCTTCAGGTTACCGCGACTCTTGTAACCTTCAGACACAGATGTACACAGGTGCAGATCGCTATATCACCTTTGGAATGGTCGCCTTTATCATTGAACCTGATTATGAAAATAATCGCCCAATGATCCGCATTGATAATCCCATTGGCTCATACCCTGAGTTTGACCGTTTTAACAAATTGATTTCCTACACACGTCGCTACCAAAAAAGTGTACGTGAACTATGTAATGATTTCCCTGAGCTAGAGCCTGAGATCCGTGGGCCTTATGAGAACCGCAACTCTGAGCGTCGCCTAGAACTATTCCGCTATCAAGATAAGAACGAGCTAGTTCTCTTTATCCCAGAGCGCAAGAATCTTATCCTTGAGCGTGCTAAGAACATGCTCGGTGAACTACCAGTTGTTATTGCTACCCGCCCTGGCGTTGACTCAGATGAGCACCAACGTGGTCAGTTTGATGACATCATGTGGGTACAAGTTGCTCGCTCACGCTTTGCCACATTGCAACTAGAGGCAGCACAGAAATCTGTACAGGCTCCATTTGCTCTACCTTCTGACGTCAATGTACTTGAGATTGGTCCTGATGCGACTATCCGCTCAGCCAACCCTGAGAAGATCCGCCGTGTTTCACTTGATATTCCTAATGGAATCTTCCAAGAATCACAAAGTCTAGATCAAGAACTACGTGTTGGTTCACGTTACCCACAAGGTCGCCTTGGTCAGCAATCAGGTTCTATTGTTACAGGTCGTGGCGTTGAAGCCCTCATGGGTGGATTTGATACACAGATCAAAACAGCACAAGCAGTATTTGCTGAAACATTCCGTCATGTAATGCGCATGTGCTTTATGATGGATGAAAAACTATTTGGTGATGTTACAAAGGAAGTACGTGGCGTTAATGCTGGTGCTCCTTATGAAATTACTTATACACCAAAGGATGCCATCCAAGGCGATTACTGGTGTGATGTTACCTATGGCATGATGGCTGGACTAGATCCAAACCGTGCCTTGGTATTCGGATTACAAGCACGTGGAGATAAGTTAATCTCTCGTGACTTCCTACGTCGTCAGATGCCATGGGAAATGAACGTCACCATGGAAGAAGAAAAAGTAGAAGTAGAACAATTACGCGATGCTCTTATGCAAGCAGTCGCCGGTTATGCACAAGCACTACCAGCAATGGTAGAGCAAGGACAAGATCCTTCCAAGGTATTGGCTGCTATGGCAGCTATTATTGATGGTCGCCAAAAGGGCGAACAGATTGAAGCAGTTGTTGCGGCAGCGTTTGCTCCTGCACCTGCACCAGAAGTTTCCCCAGAAGTTGCAGCCGCTGGCGAGGCACAAGCCCCAGGTCAGGTTCCTGCTGGGGAGCCTACTCAACCAGGACAACCTGGAGAACAACAATTACCACCAGGATTAAGTCCTACTGGTCGTCTACAAGGAGTTGCACCTGGTCAACAGGGCATGGCACCTGGCGGACGTCCATCACTGCAAACATTACTTGCAGGTCTTTCATCTTCTGGTCAGCCTGAACTATCAGCAGGCGTGCTCAGGAGAACACCAGTCTAACGTTCCTGGTGTTCACAACTTCCTATAGGAGAAAAACAAATGGCAAAAGTAGCCCCAATGATGAAGGCAAGCCTTACAACTAAGGTACCTTCACCAGCAAATCAAGGTGGACATAGTTCATCTGAAGCAGTAACACAAAAGACAAAGATCCAACCAAAAGCTGGATCAGCAAAGCCTAATGCTTCAACACATCTTTACAGCAAGATGCCTTCTGGTACACGCGGAACAAACCCAGGAGCAAAGTAAACATTGTTCAATGAAGAACAGGGTGAGCGTCCCCCTACTCGTATAACGAAGTGGGACATGCTTGCTCTGTTCTCCGACGCTGCCATGAATATGGCAGTAGTTGTAGCAAATTTTTTTAGTAATCTAACTGCAATGTTAGATACGCAAGCAAGTTTCGTGGAAGATCAAAAGTCATTCCACGAGTATGCAGCCCGAACCATTGAGACATTAAATGAGGGAGAATAACACATGGGTCAACCTGTTAAACCAGCAACCACCCCTTCACTCCCAGGTGCTCAAAGCACAAGAACTGATGGCGGAATTGCAAATAAGCAAACAGTAAAAAAGATGACTGGCATGGCTTATGGTGAGAATACTGACTATAACCAAATTGCAGGATCTGCTCCATTGGAAAAAGCGGTAGATACAAAGCCACTATCTCCTACAGATATTGCTTCTGCTGGAAATAAAAAGCCACAACCGCAACAAGCACAACCACAACAAGATAATAGCTTTGGATCTTTGATGGGTACACCAGAACAAAATCCAACCTCTGTTGCTGGCGTCGCTGCGCCTATGGCTACTCCAACTCCAACTGAGATGATGGCCCGTGCCCTGTATGCAATTAACCCTACAGAGAACCTGCGCCGTGTCGTAGCACAGTTTGATAAGGAACTTGGTTAATGGCGGGTTTATCCCTTACCAACACTGATACACCAGCAATTGCCGCTGGCGTAAACAATGTTAACTCCATTAAAACAAAGGCAATAAATACTACCCCTGATGCCGCTGCTGCGGCACACGATTTTATTACAGCTAATCCTGGCGCATCCGCCGGACTAACTACTGCTGTTTCAAAACTACCTAGTGTGAATCCAACCATGCCTGCGCTAGCGCAGATTGCACAAATGGATCAACAATCTTCTTCTGCTTCTGCCGCTAAGACAGCGCTTACTACGCCACAAGTACAAGCAGCCAATCATTCTTTTGCAATGAAACTTTGGGGAGTAGTCAAAGAAGCAAGCCGTGATGCTGTTGCAATTGGTCAATTTCCTTGGGAAACAATACA